TGATTATTTAAGAAAAGTTAAACTTGAAAGAATGTCGAACTACCCAACTGCATTACCAGGTATGGGGCCTGAAGATGAATTCTTTAGTGATTTTGATATGCACCCAAGCGATATGGAGTTTTCTCTTTATGAGCCTAAGACATCTGACTTTGTTAACTATCTTGAAATCACAACATCTCATGCTGTAGAAGCATCTATTCCTGGCAAAAAATTAATGTGGATGGTAAAAGAAAAAAATACTAATAAGATTGTTGGATTTATTCGTTTTGGTTCTCCAACTATTAATTCAAAACCAAGAAATGTGTTTTTAGGAAAACCATTGGACACATTAAATCCAGATGTAATGAAAAGATTTAATGATTCTTGTATCATGGGATTTATTATTGTTCCAACACAACCATTTGGATTTAATTATCTCGGTGGAAAGTTACTTGCTGGAATTTGTTGTTCACATTTGACAAGAGAAACATTAAACAAAAGATATGATGCAAATATTTGTATGTTTGAAACAACATCACTTTATGGTAGTGCGAAAACTACTTCGATGTATGATGGTATGAAACCTATGTTGAAATTTATGGGATTAACTGAATCTGATTTTGTACCACTTATCAATGATGATAACTATCTTAAACTGAATGATTGGTTTAAAGATAGGAACAATGGTAATGGATTAGTTCCAGAAGATGCATCATCTCGTAAATTAAAAGCACAATCAAAAATGATATCTATTATTAAAACATCTTTGAAAGGAATTGATATAAATTTGTATAATAAATTTTGTGAGATAATAGATGATGCAAAGAATCTTACTCAACAAAAAAGACAATATATGTGTACATATGGATTTGGTAACATTAAAGAATATTTTAATTTAGAAACAGATACATTAACAAAGAAAAATAATTATGATAGATTTGAATTTGACAATATAGTTGAATGGTGGAGAAAGAAAGCTATCAATCGTTATGAGAATTTACAAAAAGATGGCAGATTAAGAACTGAACTTGAAACTTGGAATGTTAGGAGTGATATAGATATCATAAGATAACTTGACAAATTATAAAAATCAGGTATTATATAGTAAGAATAATTTTAATGGAGATGCAAAATGTATAAGAAAGAAGATATTGTAACCGTTATGTTTTTAAATGGCATGGAACTAATCGGTACATTAGTTAGTGAAGGGGAAGATGTGGTTGTGATAGATAAACCCATGTTGTGTCAAGCGACCAAAAATGGTGTTTCGTTTACTCCAGCGATTTCTTTAACTGGAGATGTTGTTGATGGCGAATTGAAACTTGCGAAACGTAATGTGATGTATATTTTAAAAACTTTAGAAGAAATTTCAGAAGCATACACTAAAAGATTGAGTGATATAATTACACCAGAAGAAGCAAGGATTATTGCGTGATGACATGACAAACTTTGAAAAAGTAAAAATATTTATGGAATCATTTGGACAAGAAGTAAAACATAAACCTGCTGTTCCAGATATAGACATTATAGAATTAAGACTTAATTTAATAAATGAAGAATTTATTGAATTGGTTAATGCAGCACAGGAAAGTAGAGAAGAAGATGAGAATGTATCACAAAAAGATAAATTGATTGATGTTGCTGATGCACTTGCAGATTTACTTTATGTTGTTTATGGAGCTGGACATGCATTTGGATTAGACCTTGATGAATGTTTCACGGAAGTACACGAAAGCAATATGTCTAAATTTGATAAAGGGAAACCTATATATCGTGAAGATGGAAAAGTTTTGAAATCAGATACATATATACCACCAAATTTAGGAGAAATTTTATTTCCAAAAGGAGAATAGTATGAGTACACATGATGAAATAGTAGAACATTTTAGTGTTTATATGGAAGCACAAGAAAAGTTCGAACAAAAAAGTGTAAAAGTTGCCGCTGCTCGTGCAAGAAAAGCTTTAACAGCAATAGTAAAACTTGCAAAAGTAAGAAGAGCAGAAATACAAAATAAGAAAAATAGTTTATAAGAGATGACAGATATGGATTTTTTAAAAAAGATTATCAAAGAAACTGGTAATGAATACGCATCTATTGTTGCAGAAGGAGTAACTGCAGGCGATATAGAATCCTTTATTGATACGGGTTCATATTCGTTTAATGCATTGTTATCTGGTTCAATTAATGGTGGTTTACCATCTAATAAGATTACTGCATTAGCAGGAGAATCTGCAACGGGTAAAACATTTTTTGTATTGGGTATGGTAAAACATTTTCTTGATGCAAACCCAGAGGGTGGAGTTTTATATTTTGAATCTGAATCTGCATTGACTAAATCAATGATAGAAGATAGAGGCATTGATTCTACCAGAATGGTGATAGTACCAGTAACAACGGTTCAAGAATTTAGAACACAGTCAATTAAAATTGTGGATTCGTATCTTGAACAACCAATAGAACAAAGACAACCATTATTCCTTGCGTTAGATTCGCTTGGTATGTTATCAACCACAAAAGAAGTTGAAGATACAACCGAGGGAAAAGAAACAAGAGATATGACACGAGCACAAATTATAAAAGCTGCGTTTCGTGTTTTAACTTTAAAACTTGGCCGTGCAAAAGTTCCAATGGTTATTACCAATCATACATATGACGTTGTTGGTTCATATGTACCCATGAAAGAGATGGGTGGTGGACATGGTTTAAAATATGCAGCTTCGACTATCATTTATCTTTCAAAGAAAAAAGAGAAAGATGGAACAGAAGTTGTTGGAAACATTGTAAAGTGTAAAATTCAAAAATCGAGGATTACAAAAGAGAATACATCAGTTGATGTTAGGATACATTATGATAAAGGACTTGATAAATACTACGGTTTGCTAGACCTTGCAGTTAAACATGGTATTTTTAAACAGGTTTCTACGAGAATAGAATTACCAGATGGTACAAAACAATATGGTAAAACTATTTTAAACGACCCAGAAAAATATTTTACAGAAGATGTTTTAAAACAGATTGATGAGGCAGCTAAAAAGGAATTTACATATGGCGGATAGCGTACAAGATATATTAGAAGATTGGATATTTGAATATCATACCACAGGAGCAACACCAAATGGTGTTAGGATTGCTTTCATGGAATATACCGAGGGGTTTGATGAAGATGCTCAGGAAGAATATATAGATGAAAATCAACCGATTTATGAAGTGATGATTCACAAAAAATCGGCAGAAGATAATCAAGAATTTCCAGAAGATTATGATGGTGAAGATGAAGAAACGATTACATATCATATAACTTATAATATATTAGAAGATTGGTTTATGGTAGAACCAGTTGCAACGGAAGTATTTTTAGACGAAAGTGAAATAGAAATTTTATTAAACAAAATTCAGGATAATGTACATTAATGCAACAAACTTCAGAGAACATACAAGAATATTTTAAATATGTTACTGATAAAGAACAACAGTGGACTGCGATTGGTTTAACTGAAAAAGCAGGTGAGTTTCAAGGTGTTGTTTATAGATATGGAACTATAGTACCACCAAAAGAAACTGATGAAGGACAGGATAAAGTACCTTTCAAATTTGAATGGGAAGTTTTAGATTCAAATGGATTACCAAAAGAAAGATTTAATGAAAATTTTTTTCGATTGATAGGTGATATTTTGGTGCATATAATATCTAAGGAAGAATTATATAATGATAGAAAGAACAATACTTGAAAATTTAATTACTAACGAAGAATATGCTAGAAAAGTTCTCCCTTTCATAAAAAAAGAATATTATACTGATAGGCATGAGAAAGTTCTTTTTGAAGAAATTGCAAAGTTTATTCAAAATTATAATAATCTCCCCACACAAACTTCATTAGAAATAGAATTACAAAATAGAAAAGATTTAAATGGAGAAGATTATGGAAAGATTGTTGAGATACTTAAAAATTTTAATATTAATAATAGTGGTAATACCGATAGCGCTCATTTCGATTGGTTGGTCGATACTACAGAAAAGTTCTGCAAAGATAAAGCGATATACAATGCAATTGTAGAAGGGATTAATATTATAGATGGAAAGGATACTGACAAAAGAACTGCATCAGCGATACCATCTATTCTTTCAGAAGCACTTGCAGTTGGTTTTGATAATGCGATAGGACATGATTATCTAAGAGATGCCGAATCTCGATATGATTTTTATAATCGTATAGAAACCAGAATACCATTTGATTTAGAATATTTTAATAGAATGACAAAAGGTGGATTGCCCACCAAGACATTAAACATTGCACTTGCTGGAACGGGTGTTGGTAAATCATTATTCATGTGTCATATGGCTGCGAGTTGTTTATCTCAAAATAAAAGTGTTTTATATATCACTTTAGAGATGGCAGAAGAAAGGATTGCAGAGAGAATAGATGCGAACTTAATGAATGTTACAATGGAAGATTTGCATGACTTACCAAAGAAGATGTATGAAGATAAGATTTCAAGGATTGCTACAAAAACAAATGGTAAACTGGTAATCAAAGAATATCCTACTGCATCTGCTCATGTAGGACATTTTCGTGCATTGGTAAAAGAACTTGCATTGAAAAAGAGTTTTAAACCAGACATAATCTTTATTGATTATCTCAACATCTGCACAACTGCAAGATTTAAGAATGCTGCTAATATGAACTCTTATAGTTATGTAAAAGCGATTGCTGAAGAACTTCGTGGGTTTGCAGTAGAACTAAACTTGCCTGTGATGAGTGCAACACAAACAACAAGGGGTGGTTTTGCGAATACAAATATAGATTTGACTGATACTTCAGAGAGTTTTGGGTTGCCAGCGACTGCTGATTTGATGTTTGCGTTGATATCTACTGAAGAATTAGAAGAATTGAATCAAATTCTTGTTAAACAACTAAAAAATAGATACAATGACCACAATTTGAACAGAAGATTCGTCATTGGGATTGATAGGTCGAAGATGAAACTCTATGATGTGGAACAAACAGCACAGACTGACCTTGTAGATTCTGCTGAAGACCAACAAGAAACCTTTAAATCCACCATTTCACATGGTAATTACGAAGATTTTAAAGTTTAAGTT